ATTCCATAAAATATACCAAGATTAATAGTCTTGGCAGCAGATCTTGGTATACCAGCCATTTCAGCCACCAGTTGATGGAAATCAGCCTCTTCATTTTGGTATGCTTTAATAAATTCATCGGCTCCAGTAAATCCTTGTTCAATAGATGCTGCATAGTGGGCAACGAGCCGTGGTTCTTGTTGCGAGTAATCAAATGACCCCCACTGTCTTCCCTCTTCAGGTAAGAATAAACTTCTAATCTTATCTCCATAATCTTTATTTTTTGCTGGTATCTGCTGTAAGTTCATATTTGAATAACTTAATCTACCAGATACTGTTCCTCCTCCATCCGATCTCAATTGATGAATTTCAGAATGAATTCTCCCTTTAAAAGAATGACGTTCAATAGCATCCAAAAAAGTAGAGTGGAATTTATTAACTTCTCTAGCATCTCTAATTAATTTAGCTATTTTATGTTCACAGTTTTGTAACCAATTAGAAGTAAAACTTGGTTCTTTTGTTTTTTCTGTTCTAGGATATTCTAGCCCCAAGTGATCAAATACTTTTGCTACTGATCTATTCGCCCAAATATCTACCCCCATTCCAGTAAGATCTTTAATCTCTCTTAATATTTTATTTTCATCACTAATAAATTCTTTTTTTAATATTTTAATTTTATCTAAATCTACCCTTAATCCAGTCATCCTCATTTCAATTAAAATTGGCAGTAGTTCCATTTCTAAATCAAATACATCTTGAAGATTTTCTTTTATAATAATTGGTTTTAAATGCTGCCACAGTTTATAAGTTAATGCTGCGTCTTGTTCTGCGTAATGACCCACAAACCCAGCTGGCATTCTCCATAAATCTTGTTTAGGATCTAAACCCCATTCTTTTGCTTTTTCATTTAAAAATGCTTCTGATTTAATTTCACCTAATAGATCAAATCCTAAAGAATTTAATGCATAAGAATATCTGTTTTCATTAACTACAGCAGCAGCTACCATAGTATCAATAATTTTGCCGTTTATTTCAAATCCATTAATTTTTAACCAACCTACGTCATATTGAGCGTTGTGGAATATCTTAGGGCAAGGTAATTTTAATAAATCTTGTATATACGCAGTGGTAACAGCTAAATCCATATTGCCTCCAGCATCATGTTGTATAGGAAAGTAATATTGTTGACCTGCTGTAGCTATAGCAAATCCAACAATAGCACCATCAAATCTAGGCCATCCAGGTCCCAATGTTTTTATATTAGGATCTTTAGTTTCTAAATCTATAGCTATACAATCAGCGTGTGAAAGATCTGGGTATTCAGATGGACAAACCCAATCTGATTCTTGATAAATAAAATTAAGTTGATGTGTCATTAATTTTTATAATATAAAGTTTCGTTTTCTAATGTAGATAATTTAGGTAATACTTTATTTACAAAAATAAAATCTACGGCCATAAGTTTGTTATTAAAGAATATTGAATTAATGTCAAATACTTTAAAATTAGAATTAGCCATGTAGTTTATATAATGTTCAAATAAAGGAGCCCCTACATTATTAGGATGAACAGGACATTCTAATTGCACAAATTTTGTTTTTAAAAATAAATCTAAAGAACCTTCTATGATTTCAAGTTCTGCACCTTGAACATCCATTTTAATAAAATCAAAGGTAACATCCGATGGAACTACATCTATTAATCTTTTAGTATGTTTAATAATTTTATCAAAGTTAACATTGGAGTTTTCTGCATATAAAGAAGATCCTGTATTATTATTTTTATCTAAAGAATTATAAAATTCTCTTTCTCCTCCTTTTTCAGATAATACTTCACAATAAAAAGTACCTAGTTTATTCAATTCTTCTTTAAATTGATCATTAGCATCTATTAAATAATAATTAGCATCAGGATAACTTTCTTTTGTTTTTTTAGTCCAGTTACCTTTATATGCTCCTACATCAATTATGTTATGAAATACTAATCCATTTAATTTCATTCTGTCAAAAAATCTTGTATTAAATTCTTTCGGAACAGATAAATTATTTTGCATTTCGTAATTGTTCAATTTCTAATTCACAATAGTGAATAATTTTTTTTAAATCTTCTATGCCATTTTTATCTTTATACCTTACTACATATTTAATTACATTCCCTTGAAAAAAAGATAGATTGTTAACTGTAATAAATTCGTATGGTTGTATTTTATGTTTTTGATAATGATCTCCTCCCTCTTGTCTAGAAGATGGAAAAGCCTTTTCAAGTTCTGATTTTGTTGTCATAATTACTTTTATAGTTATTGTAAAATTTTCCAAGTGGAAAATGATATTTATGATCAGTATTAATCAAATGTAAAGCCTTTTTTGCACGGGTGATTCCTGTGTACCATACTCTTAATTCTTTAACTTTTTCCTCTATGTTTTTTCTTTCGTAATGAGAAGGCCAATTAGATTTGCTTAAAATTACTACATTATCAGCTTCTCCTCCTTTAACCGCATGAATAGTATCTACAATTATTTTAGATGATTCGTCTAAGTTAACACCAGATTCAGATAAACGAATCAAATATTGTTTTTCCTTATCTTTAAATCTAATCTTAAAAGCCTGCACCCAATGTCCTTTTGGCTCCCTCAATCCAGCCCTCAAGGTTAATTCATCGTAATTAAAAGGTTGATTAGGATGTGCAAATGTCCATGCTTGACTGTCGCTGCTCCTGTAGCCGTGATCAATGTTTTGAATATAATGATACATAATACAAGCCTCTTCCTTAGTAATAGATCCACCAGCCATTAAATGATCCCATGCTTTTATAGCTTGCCACTGCTCTACTTTAAATGATTTGCGACCTTGAACATCCTGAAAATAAATACCCATATCATAAAGATCTTGCTCCACCTCTTCTTTAACTGATCTTATTCTAGAAAGAACCATAAAAGATCCATCACTAGTAAAGTCTACATGTTTTAAATTAGTATAAGTAAGTATATCTCCTTCAGATGCTCTTGGATTAAATTGTTTTTCCTGCCTACGTCCTTTTGCTGGAGCAATTAATAATTGAGAAAAATAATGAACTTTACCAGGTATTCTTCTTGATTGTTTTAATATTTTTACTTTACCTGGAAAATGTATAAAAAAATCAGCGTCAGCACCATTCCATTCATAAATGGCTTGATCATCATCTCCTGCTAAATAAATTTTATCTGTATGATAAGATAGTTTAATGATTAAATCCCATTGTAAAGGAGTTAGATCCTGCGCTTCGTCTACCATTAATATTTTTAATTTAGGGCAAACTCCTTCTTGAATGAACTTATCAATCATGTCGGTAAAGTCTAAACGATCTTTCTGTCTAACCCCAGATTGATTCTCAAACATTTTAAAATTTTCATAAGCAGATATAATAGATTGAAACTGCGCCAGTCTTACTTCTTTTCTTTCTTGTATTCTGTATAAATGAGTAGGATCCTGTTTCGTGTTCCGTGCTCTGTCATACACTCGTAATGACCAATTATTAAATACTTTTTGTTCTTCAAATCCTTTTTGAGCATTTATTTTAATAGTTCCATAATCGCTATGAAACTGGATCATATCTTCTGCTGGATCCAATACAGGAATTTCTGAAAATTGTTTCCTTGCAAAACTATGAATAGTACAAAAATAAGGAAAGTCATCTATGGTATAGTCTGGTAAAGCTAACTTTAATCGTTCTATAGTTTCATTCACTGCTTTATTGGTAAAACTAAAATAAGCTATTTCAGAAGGATGTACTCCATTTCTTATAAACCATCTAATTCTCTTAAGCAGTTGGTAAGTTTTTCCAGTTCCAGGAGGACCAAATATCTTAGTGGTCTTGCCATGGAGCTTTTGCTTTATCATGCTTTACCTCTTTCCTTTTATATTCTGGTAACTTAGGCATTGGGCATCTCCAGTGTCTTGTTTGTATATTAGCATGTTTCTTTTTAGGTTCCGCCCCACCCACTTGTAAAAAATTAATACATTCTCTGTTGTTCCAATTACTTCCCATTTTTTTCATAAACCTTTGAAAGGTTTGTATTTTAAATCTCATTTCCGTAGCATCTGCAGCACTTGGATTATCTAGCCAAATATATCCATTATCCACCTGATCAAATTCCTCATGTGTTTCGCTATCTTCAAAAAATTGAACCATTCTAGAATTAAATAAATCATCTTTATCAGCCATGGCATCGTATCCTTCCATGTCTATTTTGTTTTTAATTAAATCATCTTTAAAATCAGACCATGGATCTGGATTTTGTTTAGTTGGTTTTAAGGTTCTCCAAACAATATCAGCTGTTTGTAATTTTTCAGCAAATAGTCTTTGAGCATATAGTTCTTTATTATCTAATTTTATATTAATTCCATTAACAGGTAATACCCAATAAGGTTCAGGGTACACATTATATTTTACCAATCT